GTTAGACCAGTCTTCAATTTCTTTTTTGGAAAAGAATTGCAAAATACAGCAGATACACAGGAGAAGATGAAAGCAGAGGGAGGAGAGATCATTAAAGAAACGGTGGTTGCTTCACTGAAGGAGTATGTTGGAGAATTTAACGCAGTCAGTGCTCAAACTGACAAATGCGCTAGATTTCTTATTAATATGCGTACCTTGAAGGATTTCTTTATCTCAGTAGGGAGTTTTGCTAGGGATTGTATGGATGATTTCCATAAGTTTATTTATGGAAAATCATTTACAATTCGGGCTCAAAATATCGACGAAATGAAGAAAGCACATGAAGCCATGGTGGATTTAGTTTCAAATAATCACACTTCAACCATTTATAAATCCGCTGAACTTATGCGGAAGCTTGTAGTGTGTTATCAGGTTCTCGTTAGGCGTTTTTCAACATATACACCAGCAGGAACCCAAGCTATGACTTTTCATCAGTCTATTTCAAGACAAATGAACACTTGGAAACCGATTTTTGACCAATGTGTTTATAATTTAGCTCTTATTGATAAAAATCAGATTAGAGTAGAACCACTTTGTATTATGCTTCATGGAAAGGCAGGAGGAGGTAAGACATATTTAGTACCAGTTCTTCAAGAAGTCTTAAAACGTGTTATGACGGAAGTAGATTTCAATCCGACCGATACATGGAGTCGTAATCCAAATGAAGAATATTATTCTGGATATCATGGTCAATGGTGCTGTGTTTATGAAGAAGCTTTTCAGGTAACAGACCCGGCAGAACGAGCTTATCAAGCTAATGATATTATCGCAATGATTGGAACACAACCACTTTCTTTACCAATGGCCGATTTAGGCAGCAAAGGAGTCACCTTTTTTGAATCTGACTTGGTTCTAATAACAACAAATGAAATTTCGAAGCCCTTAGTTTCGATTACTGAACCTCATGCTTTGTATCGTAGATATTTTGCAGTTGAAATATTAGAAAATAAGAAAAATTTACCAAAGGAGTTTGAATGGACCGAACTTGACCGATGTTATAAGTTTGTAGTTAAGTTCTATGACTGGGAGAATCCAGATTCTTATCAAGCTAGAGAATGTAATTTTTCAGAAATGATTAAGCTTTTTATGCAGAAAGTAGAATATAATCGTTCTCGTGAACCAATTGGGAATAGATTTGGGGGTACACAGGATATTGATGCAGTTACTGAATCCTGTGGAAAAGCTAAAAATCCGGAAGACTATAAGGAGAAGCGAAAGATCAATCTTCCACAAACAACATGGAAGATGAAACCAAAAATCAACAAAATCGCAAGATCCACTTAGACCAGTATATGTTAGTATGCCAGTCTCAGATGGTGCTGAAGAAGAAGGGAAAATGACAGCACAAGCAGATAGATCTAGATCTCGAAATATTGTGGAGGAAGGAATATCTCATTATAAAGTTTCAGTCACAACAAGAGTTAAAGCAATTTGGGATAATGCAATGAATGTTCTCATTTCATTTATTAAAACCCATTACAACTTAGATCCGAGATTTATTGAAGACAAAGCCTTCCTCAAGTATACTAGAGGTTGGTCAGCATATGAACGAGCTATGTTGGACTTATTACGAGAAGGTAATTCTCTTGATTCGATATACTATGCAGTAGCATGTTATTCAAGGGGGTTACCAGTTAATGGACCAAATCTTTATGTAGGACTTCCACATTCTATAAAATTATTATTTTCAAATTACATGCATCAGAAAACGATGTCTTTATATCCTTGTAGTACTGATTTACCACCTAATGCCTACACATTACCTTTGCGTAGAAATTTAGTTAATGGTGTTATAACATTTGATGTAGTCATATCCTCGTATGAACAGAAGAAGTATATTACACTTCCAGTTTCATTACATCAGTATATTCAGAAGGATGGGAAAGAATTTAAATTACCAATTTGTCAGAAGAAGGATTTTACAGATGATCCCGAAGTAGTAGAAATTTTGACTACTTTGACAATTGCTTCTTTGACAGAAGAAGAAGAAGCGGATTACATGACCCGTATTAATTCTTTGTCTGCATGGCATGACCCTATAACTACATTTTTTAAGAATCCACTTTATACTTCAATGTTACTAGTTGGAGTTAGTTTTGTTGCAGCAATTGCAATAGGATTTTTATCAGGTATGGGCCATGAAGCTCCAGAAATTTTTGTAGCAAATTCATCTCATCCTCAATTGAAGAGATTTGAAAAAATTTGGGCAAAGAAAAAATTGCCGAATACAACATCAGGAGTTCAAGCACAATCGGTGGATGAAACATTCACACAATTGGCAAGAAAATGCATTAGGAATACTCGTTTAATAAGAGTTCATTTTGCGGGAAATATTATGCATAGTTTTGTTACCTTTATGGAAGGAACAATAGGATTTACTCCAAATCATTCTATCCCACCTAATTTTGATAGAATAGAGATGCATATTTCAACATCTATGGCGGTTATGGAGACAATTACTTTTCAGAGATCAGAATTGAAAGTAAAGAGATGGCCTATGAATGACAAATGCAAACTCTTGTTTCCACCTAAGAGAATCCCGGCTTTTTCATCATTACGTTCCCATTTACCAGAAAAACCATTGGATGATTATACAGGAATGACTCGAATTACTTATTCAGATGATGGAGAAGCTCTTCTTTATATGCCTTCTACTTCAGCCAAACTTATATCTGATGTTGATTATGATTTTGATGGAGTAGATATTGATAATATTTGTGTAGTTGAATGTATGGGATGTGCTGGAATACAAGGAGATTGTGGGAC